ACCTTTGCGGTTGAATCTCTTAATGGTGCATTCGACAACAATGTAGTTTAATACCTCAGGAACGCTCACTAAGAAGCCCAAGCGTACACACAACTGGCTTGAGATTCGTTTAATAAAATCGATTAATTGATTATCCAGCTCCTCATCATCAACTTCGAGCGATCGTTTCACTTCTTCCAAGGTTTCGTCCATGACTGCCTCCTTTCAAAAATAAAAAGGCTAGTCAAATGACTAACCCTCCGGTTCTGTTAATGTCAATGTATGGATATCTTTAAATGATCCATCCACCGTTGTTGCTGTGGTACTATAGACACCTGCCGGAACAGCGTCTGTCCAAGTTACTAGCCCGTTATTAGAAACTGTTACCCCCTCAGTATTTGGTTGGATTGAAAACTCAACAGTTTTATTTGTCGCATTTTCAGGTAATACCGCAACCGTCAATTGTCTGTTCCCAGCAGTCCCCGCAACTGCTGTTGATGTTTTAGGTGATAGAGTTAAACCTGTAGCGGGGATAACTACTCCCCCACATCTAAAATGCATACAGCCTCTGATTGTTCAAATGAAGGTAAAGAAATCATGGATACCTTCGTTTCGACGTTTACTGGGTCTGCTTTCTTCATCGTTGTAATTGCAACGCCTGTATCCACAATTGAAACATTCGCAACGTTTGGACTAGACATCAAGTCCGCTTCCTCAGGTGTTGTACCAAACCATGTTTTACCCAAAGTTTCTGCTGGCAATAACACAAAAATATTGTCAGGAATGAACTTGTGGGTTCCAGATGTGTCGGTGTACACCTTGTCATAAACGACAATTTCCAAGTTAAATTCTTCTGAAATATAGTCTAGAAGAGACTGCTTCGAAAGTTTAGCAGCTTGAACATTCGCGTTGTTCCCTAGAATTGTTGCTTTGATTGCTGCGTTCTGGCGGAGGTAACGGAACGTTTTGCTGTTTAAAACAGCACGGGCTGGAGTCACACCATCTTCTTTCATTGCCGTCACGGCAACATCAATATCTTCTACAGGATCAGCATTTTCAACATCAGACCATTTAGTAGCCGCTTTTTTCTTATGCCCAGCAGGCAGGTCATAATCAATGTTGTACTGTTGCCCATTTTCATTGATTTTAATCGTCCCTGTTGTCAGCATTTGCATGCGCATAATTTCGCGACGCACAGCAGCTCCACGAAGTAAATCCGCAACATCATCGAATACACGATTAAGTAAAACGTCTTGGTATTCTTTGTTGTTAGTTTGGTTAACCATTTGCAACTGTTGACGCAATTCTTCGTCAATGTAGTATGATTCCTTGAAGAAAATCATTTTCTCAATTAACTCTTCAAAGCCTGCACGTCCACGCGGGATCACATCAGCGTCAAGAGCAGAAGGGCGTAACGCTACTGGTGATCCAGTTTTCCCTTTCAACCAAGACAATTTCATTCCTAGCTGCTTATCCATAGGGAATAATTCTTCTCCCAAATAGGGTTGAGTTTCATTAGTTTTTTCTGCCCAATAAGTTGCTACATTAGGCGCTTGAACCAAATCAAAAATATTTAACGTCGCAAATGTTTGCAAGTTCATTTTCATTAAAGTTTCTTTTCGTACTCGTACGTTCATTTAACAGTCCTCCTTATTTATTACGTTTAACAAAGTAAACTTTGCCATCTAACGCAGTTTTTGCTTCAGCAACAATAGTTAGTCCATCATTCAAGCGTAATTCGTTCACTGTTCCGAAATACACCAATGTTCCGTTTCCAACAGTTGACCCGTTATCAAAAACAACATCGTGTAATAAGACCCCGACAGTTTTATTTCCATTCGCTGCATCATTTGTTACTTTTAGTAACGCCTGCTCATTTGCAAAAGGATCAGCATTACCTACGGGCGTTCCAGCAGGAATGTATTTTTTCCCTTCGCCATTTGTTGCCGTTACTCCTGTAGCATCAACAACAACCGACAAACTTTTATAATTGTTAACGTCGGCTAAGATTTGATTTTTAGATCCGAATACTCGTTTCTCCATGTTTTATTCCTCCTAATTTTTGAAGTAAGTGCTTTTCTTTGTTTCTGTTTTGGTTCGTTGCGCCAACCTTTTACCATAATCTCCGACGACACCATCTTTACTTGAACCGTCCAGTGGGATTCTTCCACCCAATCGTTTTTCTAAATCAGCTTTGATTGATTCCCGTTCCAATTCAATGGCCGCTAGATACGTTTTTACATTGCTTGACGTCGTTTCTGCATCTTCTGACACTACTAGACTAAGAACTTCTTTAGTAGGCGTAGCGCCCTTTTCTGATAGCATTTCACTGGCTTGATCGGACATCTTAGCTAGATTGTCTTTTCTTTCATACTCAGCGATCTTATCCTCAAGTTGCTTTCGCTCGTAATCTGCTTTATCCTTGTCGTTCATTTCAGCCAATTTATCAGCCTGAGCTTTCTCATCACGCCATTTTTCTTCTGCTGCCGTAACTGCTTTGCTTGTTTCAGCTGCGACAATTTTTGCTAGTTCGTCACGAGAAAATGTTTTGCTTGTCTCTTCATTGCTTTTTGAATCCGTTGAGGTTGTTTCTTCTCCCGATGTGCTTTCTGCTTCATCTTCAGGATCAGCAAAGAGTTGCAATTTCATCGGTAAAAATAGTTTTTCTTT